AGTTAACAATCTCGGCTTGTGGTACAACAGGGCTTTGTGTTGCGTGGAATCCAACAATCATGGTTTGACTACGATTGTTCAGTTGCGTCATTTGGGTTATCCGAATATGTTTAGGAAGCGTTCTTTAAATCAGGTCACTAACAATGTTTCGCAAGAGTTTGGTTGGAAAACTACTCGTACGTCTAAACCTTTGTTGATTGATGATTTGGGTATGGCTTTACGTAGCGATGAGTTGCGGTTGTATGATCGTTTTACTGTCGCTGAGTTGCGTTCTTATGTTCGTAATGAGCGTGGCACAATGTCTGGTTCTCCGCATGATGACCGTGTGATGGCTTTGGCGCTATCTAATCAGATGCGCCAATACGCTTTCATGCCGGAGTATGCTCCTGTTGTTGATGACTATTGGACTGTGGATTGGTTTATGAGAATGGTCATGAACGATGATTCTGACGCTCCTGACACTAAGATTGGTGCATCAACTGTAAAAGGTTCTATTTAATTTGGGACACACCGTCCCTTCTATATGAAGATATTATTGGAGGATATTTAATGGCATCAAAATTTGTGTCCCATACAAGCGGTACTCGTACTGTTGATGGAACTGGCCAAAAATCACGTATGGAGCGCGGTCAATCCGTATGTTCCAATCCGGCTAAAGAGGGTACTTCTACAAATACGCAGAAGTCAGCCCCTCGCGCAGCAGGTAGCGGTGATTTAGGTGCTGGTACCAAAGCACGTAACACTCCGTTTAACCAACATGGTATTACAGGGAACGTGGAACCTGCCGGTCAACAGCCTAAACATAGTCGCGGCTAGTAATGGCGGTTTTACCACCGTCTGCTACCTTTGAAGAGTTCAGCGCTTATTGCGCTGAATTAAATGGACCTCAGACGGATGAAGAGATGGCTGAACTATGGGAGTGGCGGCAGAAACTTTTGGGTTTCCAAGTCATAACTGGCGCTGGGTTTAGATCCATGCTCCCCAAGGATGAGCAGCATATGACTATTAAGGAAAGAGGCGACAAGGCTTACGCTGAGGCGAAAGCGTCTGGTCGCAATATTGAACCTGTTGGAGCGCGGTGGGTGTAATGGCTCGTAAAACCCGTAAAGAAAAATATGAATTAATCAACGAGAGACTTATAGCGTCTACTCGTTGGCGTGAAGAGATGGGTTATGATCGTCTTTGGCGACGCATGATTGATCTTTACCGAGGTAAGCATTGGCCGCAAACCACATCTAATGAAGATTTGATAGCCGTTAATATAGCGTTTTCTACTATCAACGTTATTGCTCCTTCGGTTTCAGTTAATTATCCTAAAATTGTTATAACGCCTACTAAACCAGAGGACGAAGACCGCGCTACTTTTGTTGAAGCAGTAGTCAATCACCTTTGGAAGCATCACGATTTCCGCAGTCCTTTTAAACGTGCTGTTAAAGATTTCCTTATCTTTGGTCACGGCTGGATTAAAGTCGGTTGGAAGTTTGTTGAACAAGAACGCTTATTAAACGATTCAGAAAAAGACGCATACTTGGATGAAGCCATTATGGAGGCTGATGCTTTCGCTATGGAAAATCCAGAGTTAGCAGGAGATCTTCCTACTGACGAAGATCTTGCAGCAAATCTTCCTTCTACGGAGATGACTATTGTTGAAGATCAACCTTTTGTTGAACGTGTCTCACCTTTTGACGTTCTTGTTGACCCTGAAGCGACGTGTATGGATGACGCTAAATGGATCGCTCAAAGAGTTATCCGTCCTTTAGATGAAGCGCAGGCTGATAAACGTTACAAACCTTCTGTCAGAAGAAAATTGTCTGCTGACGCTACTGTTACAGATTCATTACAAAATCCGACCAGAGATAATCGTTATGTTTCTGACGCTGAACGTGTAATTGTATGGGAATACTACGACATTATGGATAACACCATGTGTGTTATGGCTGATTCCGGCGACGAGTTTCTTGTGGACCCAACTCCTATGCCGTATGCGTATGGTCAACCGTTTGTGATGATACGCAACTACGATGTTCCTGATTTCTTTTACCCTATGGGTGATTTAGAAGCGATAGAGTCTTTACAAGAAGAACTAGATAAAACCCGTAGCCAGTTAATTAACGCTAGGAAACGTTACGGACGTAAATATTTGTATCACGAACGTTCTTTCGGGCCTGAAGGTCGTGAGGCTTTAGAATCTGAGCAAGATGGACGGTTTGTTCCTGTTGTTGACGAGAACAAACCATTATCTGAAGTCATTATGCCTTTGCCGCAGATACCGTTGTCACCTGAAGTTTACAACACTTCAACAATTATTGAAAATGATATTAATACGGTATCTGGTGTTTCGGAATATGCTCGCGGTCAAATGCCGGAGATACGCCGTACCGCTACCGAGGCTTCAATTATTGCTGATGCAGGTAACGCTAGGGCTTCTGACAAACTCGCTATCGTAGAATTAAGCATCGGGATGATCGCTCGCCGTGTGATCCAAGTTATGCAACAATTTATGACTGGTGAGCAGATGGCTCATGTTGCTGCTAATGGCGGAGAAAATCTTTTCGTCCCTTATTCTAGGGAAGATATTGTTGGGGAATACGATTTCAGTGTTGAGGCTGGTTCTACTCAGCCGATGAACGATACTATCAGAAAGCAGCAGGCTGTTTCTTTATTGAATGCTATGGGTCCGCTTGTTGGAACTGTTATTGATCCTGTTGCTTTAGCGAAGCATGTTCTTCAGCAAGGATTTGATATTAAGAATCCTGATAAGTTTATTATGCAGCAACAACCTATGCCGATGGGACCGGAACAAGGCGGTCCTGAAGGTGGACAGGATGCTGCTATGGGAATGCCTGCGGATATGGGGGCAATGATGCCGCCTATGGCCCCTGAAGCCGGTGCTTTTGCACCGACTGGTGGTGTTCCCCCTGAGTTGTTAGCACAAATGCAAGGCCAAATGGGTTTGGATTTGTTTAACTTATAATGGGACAGTTAGTCCCTCTTTAATAGAGCAACCTTATGGACTCTAAGTGAGGTAAAAATAAAATGGAAGACGAGTTGATGGAACCCACGGAAGTGGACACTTCGGAAGCGTCACAGGAAGTATTAGAGGAACCTGTTGAGGGAGCATACACCATAAAGGTGGATGGTGAACAACATCAGGTCAGCCTTGAAGAACTTCAAGACGGCTACCAACGACAAGCAGATTACACACGTAAGACGCAAGAGTTGGCAGACGAACGTAGACGGTTACAGCAAGCGGAAGCGATTGTTTCTTCTTTGGAGTCAAATCCAGAAGAAACTTTAATGGCTTTAGGAGATGCTTTTGGTATAGCACAACCTACAAGGCAACCGGCTCCGATGCAAGAATCTTATGATTCTTGGGACGAAGAGTCTGTTCCAATGGAGGATGCTACAGCAAAACGTTTATCCGAATTAGAGCAACGCATAGCGCAGCAAGATCGTCATGCACGTAGACAACAAGTAGAAAAACAAGTAAACGGTCTTAAAGATCAATACGGAGAATTTGACTCTACGGAACTTTTTCAACATGCGTTGCGGCACAAAATAGGAAACCTTGAAGCAGCATTAACTCATATGCGGTTTGGTGAAGTTTCTGATAAAGCGACAAAGTTGGAAAAAGAACAAGAGCGTACTGGGGCTAAACGGGATGCCGCAGTTGTTGAATCTGGTGGTTCAACAGCGGCGAATGCTGTTAAAACTCAGACTAAGAATCCTCCGCAAACGATCAGAGAGGCTTTTGCTCAGGCTAAGAAAAACTTAACCTGATAATTTCACTGTAGGAGGTGGAGAAATAAAATGGCTGGTAACAGTAATTTTGATGAAATACTTTCCACTACCCTGAATAACTATGTGCCGAAATTGGTTGATAACGTCTTTTCGGCTCGGCCTCTGTTTTATGCCTTGACAAAAGGTGACAACATTCGGCGCATTTCAGGTGGTGCGAAAATCGTAACTCCTATTATCTATGGTTCAAACTCTACTGCTGCATCATATTCTGGTTCAGATACTATAGCGACTACCGCTCAAACAGGTATCTCAGCCGCTGAATACGACTGGAAACAGTACGCAGCAACAGTAAGTATTACTGGTATAGAGGAAGCCAAAAATAATGGCGAGGCTCAAATAATTGACTTGCTTGAAGGAAAAATTTTCCAAACGCAAGAAACAATCATTGACAACATGAACACCATGTTGTGGGGTGATGGTTCTGGCAACTCAAGCAAGGACTGGGATGGTATACAAAAAGTAGTTTCTGGTAGCACATGTGGTGGTATTAACCCATCTGGCTCTGGTAACTCTTTCTGGGCTCCAACCCAAACAAACCTTGGTGGGGCGTTGTCTCTCGCAGGAATGGGAACTATTTATAATACCGTTTCTGTAGGTAACGACCAACCTACCATCATATTTGCAAGACAACAGGGCTATGAAGCCTACGAAGCATTGCTTTCAAGTCAGATTCGGTACACCGACACTGACTTGGCTGACGGTGGATTCCAAAATCTTATGTTCAAGGGTGCGCCCATAACATTTGATTCTACATGTCCAGCAAATGAAATGTATTTCCTTAATACGAAATACATTCAACTTGTAGGCCACAGCGACGTTTGGTTCAAACCAACTCCGTTCGTGCGCCCAACCGACAAAGACGTTGTGTACTCACAAATTCTTTGTTACGGAAACTTAACCATTAGCAATCGTGCGCGTCAAGGACGTTTACACGGAATTACTAACGGTTAATTCTATTGTTAGGTGGGGGCTGCTTGCAGCCCTCACCCGACATGAAAGAATAAATTATGTCAAGAACTAACGCAGTCGCTTATACAAAAAATATGCGGCCTTACGGTCAGCCAGCAGAAAATTTTAGAGATGCTACTCCACGCCCTCAAGCGATTGGGCCGAACAGAAATGTTCGTCAGGTGGCAGATACCAGCGTGATCGCGCCTGTGTATGATTCAAATATTTGTTCTGCGTCTAAAAAGAATGGTGAACCTTGTAAGGGGCATAGGGTTGCGGATAGCGAGTTTTGTTCTTTTCATAGAGGATAGGGGTTTTAATGCAGTTATCTGAAATGCGTGATTACGCTAGAAACGTTGTTGATATTGATTCAACAG